GATTTAGGGGCTGGCTTTGCTTTGGTTGCGACTAACTGCATCTTGGATCAGTATGGTCGTATTGGTGCTAGAAAAGGTTGGTCAAGGGTTAACTCTTCCTCTGGTAATTTAGGTGCTAATGATGTTGGCGTAATCCATGAGTTAGTCCAGACTGACGGGACTCTTACAGTTCTGTTTGCTGGCAACAACAAGATATTCAAACTTGGCACTTCTAATGCGGTGACTGAGTTGACCTATGGTGGTGGCGGTACTGCTCCTACTATCACTGCTTCTAACTGGCAAACTGCATCTTTAAATGGGATTGCATACTTTTTTCAAACAGGTCACGATCCTTTGATCTATGACCCTGCTGTTAGCACAACAACATTTAGAAGAGTCTCTGAGAAGTCAGGCTATGCAGGATCAGTTCCTTCTGCCAACATTGCCATCTCAGCGTTTGGTCGGCTTTGGGTGGCCAATACATCTTCTGACAAAGTAACAGTTACCTTCTCTGATCTGATTGCGGGTCATGTATGGTCTGGTGGTACTTCTGGCTCATTGGATGTTTCCCGTGTATGGCCTAATGGTGCAGATGAAGTGATGGGCTTGGCAGCTCACAATGATTTCTTGTTTATCTTTGGTAAACGACAGATTCTTGTTTATTCTGGTGCTTCTACACCCGCATCCTTGGTTTTAGCCGACACAATTGGCTCTATTGGATGTATTGCGAGAGATACCATTCAAAGCGTTGGCTCTGATGTTATTTTCTTGTCAGACTCAGGTGTTCGATCACTGATGAGGACTATCCAAGAGAAGTCTGCACCTCTAAGAGACTTGTCAAAGAATGTGCGTTTTGACCTGAATTCATCATTGGCAAGCGAAACATTGGCAAATCTGAAATCTGTTTACTCAGAAAAAGAAGCCTTTTATCTGCTTGTTCTACCAGCTACTTTCCAAGTTTACTGCTTCGATACCAAGCAATCCTTGCAAGATGGAGCTTCCCGTGTAACAAAATGGGACTCAATTGCTCCTACATCATTACGTTCTTTGCGTAATGGCGACTTGTACATTGGTAAGAATGGGTATATCGGTAAGTATGGAACTTATCTTGATGACGCAACAACGTACCGATTTGCGTACTACACAAACAATGCTGACTTAGGAAACCCTAATCAGATTTCTATTTTGAAGTCTGTGACTGCCATTGTGATTGGTGGATCAAACCAGTTTCTATCTATCAATTGGGGCTTTGATTATTCAGGCTCTTATCGTGCTGAAAACGTATACATTCCTACTCAAACAAGTTATGAATATGGCACTGCTGAGTACAATATTGCTGAATATACAAGTGGTGTTCCGATTAAGACTCTGACTGCCAATGCTTCAGGTTCAGGAAAGATTGTCCAGACTGGATATGAGACTACGATAAATGGAACATCGTTTTCTCTACAAAAGATTGAAATTCAAGCCAAAGATGGCAAAATAGGGTAAGAGGTAAACTATGTCAAATTACACCAAAACTACTAACTTTGCATCAAAAGATAACCTATCGCCTGGCAATCCCTTAAAGATTGTTAAGGGTACTGAGATTGACACTGAGTACAACAACATTGCTACTGCTGTTGCGACAAAGACAGATAACTCTGCTGCCGCAATTACTGGTGGTACGATTACTGGCATTACCGATCTAGCGGTTGCTGATGGCGGTACTGGTGCTTCTACAGCCGCAGGTGCATTAAATAACCTGTTGCCTAGCCAAACAAGCAATGCAAACAAGTATCTCCAGACTGATGGCACTAATGCCACATGGGATGCAGTAAGCCTTTCTACTGCTGACATCACAGGCACTTTGCCTGTAGCAAATGGCGGTACTGGTGTAACTTCATCTACTGGTACAGGCAATGTAGTGTTGTCAAACAGTCCTACTTTAGTGACTCCTGCATTGGGAACTCCTGCTTCTGGTACGGCAACTAACCTAACAGGATTGCCAATCTCAACGGGCGTAAGTGGTTTGGGTACTGGTGTAGCTACTTTCTTGGGTACTCCATCATCTGCTAACTTGGCTTCTGCCGTAACAGACGAAACAGGTAGTGGTGCTTTGGTGTTTGCCAATAGCCCAACTTTAGTTACTCCTGCTCTAGGCACTCCATCCGCTTTGGTAGGCACAAACATCACAGGCACTGCCTCTGGTTTGACAGCAGGTAGTGTCACAACTAACGCTAACTTAACAGGTGCAGTCACTTCTGTTGGCAATGCAACATCTTTGGGTTCATTTAGCTCCTCTAACCTTGCAGGTGCTTTGACTGACGAAACAGGTTCAGGTTCAGCAGTATTTGCTACTTCACCTACTTTGGTGACTCCTATTCTTGGAACACCTACTAGCGCAACTTTAACGAACGCTACAGGACTTCCAATCTCTACTGGTGTGTCAGGTCTAGGAACTGGTGTAGCAACCTTTTTAGCGACTCCTAGTAGCGCAAACTTGCTTTCTGCCTTGACTGACGAAACAGGAACAGGCGTTGTTGTCTTTTCCACTTCACCTACTTTGGTGACTCCAAATCTAGGAACACCAACATCTGCCACATTGACAAATGCAACTGGTTTGCCTCTGTCAACAGGTGTCACAGGCAATCTTCCTGTTACTAATTTGAATAGTGGTACATCAGCAAGCGCAACTACTTTTTGGCGTGGCGATGGTTCTTGGGCTACACCCGCAGGAGGCGGTGGCGGTGTTGCTTACACGGCAGTTAAAACAGCTAACTACACAGCCGCAAATAATGATGGTGTTCTAACTGACACAACTGCTGGTGCTTTTACAGTTACTTTGCCTTCAAGCCCATCAGTAGGCAATATTGTTCTTGTCATTGACTCTTTAAGCCAATGGGGAACAAACAACTTAACAATTGATCCTACAGGCTCAATTAAGATTGCTGGCAATACGGCTGGTGATACTTTAGTCTGTGATATTACAGGTGCAACTGTTACGCTTGTTTATACAGGTGCAACTTATGGTTGGAACGTGGCGGCACAGGTTGGTGGTAATGGTGGGACTGCTGTTACTTTAGATGGCACACAGACCCTGACAAACAAGACGCTGACTTCACCAGTATTGACAGCACCAGTTTTAGGAACACCTGCAAGCGGTACAGTTACAAATCTTACAGGTACTGCTTCAATCAATATTAACGGAACTGTTGGTGCTACAACCCCGACAACTGTGGTTGCGACTACAGTTAAGGCTAGTACAACTATGGGCGTGGGTGCGGCAACTCCCTCTGCGTCTGGTGCTGGCATTACCTTTCCTGCTACTCAATCAGCGTCAACTGATGCCAACACATTGGATGACTATGAAGAAGGAACTTGGACAATCAGTCTAGGTGGTACAACAGCCTATCAAGACAGAAGTGCTAATTATGTAAAGATTGGAAAATTAGTATATGTTCAAGGATATATTGTTGTAAACACTATTGGAACTGGTAGTGCAACAATGATAAGTGGACTGCCTTTTTCTGCTGAATCGGTTTCTTATGGAAGCGGAAGCTCTAGTTATTTTGCTTCAATTGCAACTAGCATAGTATTCATTACCCCTTATGTTTATGCTAATAATCCAACATCAATTCAATTTAGAACTTTGACTGCGGCTGGCACAACTGCTGGAAATGCTAACATTTTTCAAAATGGAACTACTGTGTATTTTGCTCTTAGCTACACAACAACTTAATTAGCATGGATGTGCTAATCGGACACTTAACTAAAGGAAAACATTATGTCTTTAACTAAAACAACTGTGGTAGACCAGATTACTGTTCAGGAGAACGGAATAATTTTGTATCGTGAGGCCACAAGAATTATGGAAAACGATGTGCAATTAAGCCAGACTTACCATCGATCTAGCCTTACCCCTGCCCAAGACCTAACAGGTATCCCTGCTAACGTAGTGGCAATCTGTAACACAGTCTGGACAGCAGAAGTGGTATCGGCATATCAGGCCGCACAAGTTGCAGCTGAAGCGGCTCGAAATCAAGGAGTTTAATCATGGCTACAGTAGCACTATCTGGAATCATTACACCTACTAATGTTGTCACGGCAACAAGCACAACTACGCTTACTAATAAGACGCTGACAGGTGCGGTAATGAACGGCACTCTTGGTGCTACTACACCTAGTACAGTTGTTGCAACCACAGTCAAAGCTAGTACGACTATGGGTGTTGGTGGTGCTACTCCATCCGCATCAGGCTCTGGCATCACATTCCCCGCAACTCAATCAGCATCTACAGACGCTAATACGCTAGATGACTATGAAGAAGGTACTTGGACAGGAACATTAACAGGCGGCACTACAAATCCAACTGTTACATATACAGAAAGAACTGGTCGTTATGTAAAAGTTGGTGGTTTAGTTTATATAAATGGAGAAATTTCTGGAAGCACTACTGGAGGTTCTGGTCAAATGCAAATTACTGGATTACCTTTTACTAGCCTTGCGGCACAACCTCCTTGGTATGCCTCAACACTTGGTGTTGTCAATACAACAGGTGGAACAACACCAACAATAGCAATGGTTACAGCATCTGGCACTCTTATAGGAATGTGGGCTGGAAGTACAGCTACTAATTGGGGTTCAACAACACTTGTTGATTGGTATTTTTCTGCTGTATATCCCGCTTCTTAATATTAAATTTAATTAACTTGATTGGATTATCAAGTCGGACACTAACCAAAGGAAATCAAAATGTCACTTACCAAAGAAACCGCAGTAGACCAAATTACAGTAACTGAAAATGGAATAATTCTCTATCGTGAGGCAACTCGCATCATGGAGAATGGCGTTCAATTGAGTCAAACCTACCATCGTTCAAGCCTCACACCCGCACAAGACTTAACAGGTGTCCCCGCTAATGTTGTTGCTATCTGCAATGCGGCTTGGACAGCAGAGGTAGTGGCGGCTTATCAAGCGGCACAGGCTGCGGCTGAAGCGGCTCGGAACGCATAAAGGAAAATATCATGGCTGTAACAAGCGAACAAATTTTAGGGTTTCTTAACGCAAATCCTGGCATAAGCGATGCCGAAATTGTTGCGGCTATGGAGCAATATGGCGTATCTCCTGCTCAAATGGCTAGTGCTGTTGGAGTATCAGAGGGAGAGGTTGCGGCTCGTGTGGCGGCTACTGTTCCTCAAGGTCAAACAGTAACTCTTGGTGACACAATTGTTCAACCTCAGTATCAAGTAATTGGTTCTGGAGAAGACCAACAGATCGGTGGCATTGAGAATGTCTATACCTACAAAGTTGGTGAAAACCAAACTGGCGGTGGATATAACCAATATAACCCTGATGGCACTCTTGCTCGTACTGGTACACAACAAGAAGTTAAAAGCGGTCTAAAAGAGTTTGCAATAGGTGCGGGATTACTGTTTGGATTGCCAAGCATATTAAATGCAGGTGCGGCTGGTGCTCCTGCAATAGGAAATGGTGCTTTTTTAGGTGAAGGCGTTGCTTCAGGAGTTCCTGCTTTTGATGCGGCTTTTACATCAGCGGGTGGAGTATTTAATCCTGCCTTTGGTTTGCCTATTGGTAATGGTGCTTTCTTGGGTGAAGGTGTGCCAACAGGAATACCCGCATCTGATGCTGCTTTTTTAAATGCTGGTGGTGTTTTTAACCCTGCCTTTGCTTTGGGTGCAGATGGCTTAATTGGAACACCCTTAACAACTACAGGTTTGCCTCCTATAATTCCTACTACTGGTCTTCCTCCAACAGCCGTATCGCCCACTGGCGTTTCTCCAACAGTTGTTCCTCCAACAGGCACTCCCTCTGTAATTCCTCCACTTGTAAAATCAGTGATTCCAGCGGCTGTTTCTGGTCTTCTTACGCCTACAAATGTCAGTAATTTAATCTCTGGCGGTTTAACAACTGCTGGTAGCCTACTTCAGCAACAAGCATCTAAAGAAGCGGCTTTAGCGGCTCAACAACGCATTGATGCTGAGACTGCTGCTGCAAAACAAGCTGCGGCATTCAGGCCAGTTGGCATGACCACAAGGTTCGGCACTTCACAGTTTGGCTTTGATCCAACAACGGGTCAGATGACAAGTGCGGGATACACATTAAGCCCTGAAGCCAAAGCCCAACAAGACCGATTTGTTGCTCTGTCAAACCAAGGATTGACTCAGGCCGAGGGCGCACAGGCTCAATTTGCACCATTGCAAACTGGCGCACAGAGCCTCTTCAGTCTTGGCAACCAGTACATTTCCCAATCCCCCCAATCGGTAGCTGAAAACTATCTCAAGCAACAGATGGCCTTATTACAGCCAGGTAGGGAGTTAGAACTTGCTAATCTGCAAACCAAACTAAGAAACCAAGGCCGCATGGGTCTTTCTGTTTCTCAAGGAGGTAACTTGGGTGCTACAACTCCTGAGTTGCAAGCCCTGTATAACGCTAGAGCACAACAAGAGGCAGTCTTGGCGGCTAATGCTCAACAGGCGGGTCAACAACAAGTCTTGTATGGGGCTGGATTGCTTGGTCAAGGCTCACAAGCTATGGGTCAATACTATGGTGGTCAGCAAGCCGCTTATGCGCCTTATACAGCGGCACAAGGTCAAGTACAGAACTTAGAAACACTTGGTCAGCAACCATTTAACATGAGTAATGCGCTTGCTCAACAAACATCTTTGGCAGGTGCAAGAACAGGTCAATTAGGTTTATCGGGTGCTGAATTAAGCACTCGTTTGGCAACAAGTGCTAACGCAACTGCGAATCCTTACGCTCAAGCATTGATGGCGGCAGGTAATCCTAATGCCATGTTTGGTCAATCACTTAATAATGTATTTGGCGGTTTGTTTGGTAACGCACCAGTAACGGCTATGAGTGCTCCAGCAACATCGTTTGGCAGTGGTAACTATTATGGCAGCCAAGACCTTGGTTTATATTTGTAAGGACTCATCATGGCAAATGAAAATATAGTAGCGGGTCTGTTTGGCATGACTCCTGAGATGTATCAGCGTCAGCAATATCAACAAGATTTGCAACAAGGGTATGACCTTGCCCGACTAGACCCAGGTGCGGCTGCTAGAGCACAGTTGGGTGCTGGCATTGGTCAGCTAGGCAGAGGCTTTGCGGGTGCTTTAGGCATTGAAGACCCACAACTTCAGCGCATTACTCAGCAATCTCAATTGTTGCAAGGTTTGGACTTGCGTGATCCACAGTCATTGCAAAATGCTGCTCAACAAGCAAGCCAAATGGGAAATGTGCCTTTGGCTATGAAATTGATTGAGTTGTCAGATAACGCTCAAATTAGATTGCAACAGGCTCAAGTTAGAGCACAACAGGCACAAACTCAAAGACAAACTTCATTGGCTCAACTTGTTGCACAACGTGCTTATGACCCAGGCGCACCAGAAAGACCGCAAGTTTTAGACCCTCAAGAACAACAGCAGATGGCAGATCAAGGCACTCCAATGCCTGAGAATATTGCGGCTGTTGCACCAAGTTTCGACATTGGCAGGGTTGCCCCTGAGTTGATGCGTACAACAGAGGGTCGGAAGCAACTTGAGGAGTTGTCAAAGGCTCAAGCATCTGTTGAAACCGCATCTGTTAATCAATTAGCGGCACAATTATTTAATCCTGATGGCACACGCAACAAGGCAGTGGAAGCAAGATTACGGACATCGTTGACAGGTCAGAAAATATTGAAGACTGTTGAGCCTGAAACAAAAGTATTGAAAGAAAAAGACAGGCTTATCACACTTAATCAGGCAACTGGATTATATGATGTGGTAACGCCAACTGGAGTTGTCCCAACGCCAGCAGGGGCTAACCCAATTACTGCAATGCTTCAGTCTGGGTCAATTACTCCAACAGTAAGAGCGTATGCAGCAGAACTTGAAACACAGTGGCCTAGTTTGGATGCGGATGAAAGACGAAATGAGTTGTCAAAATTGGCAACAAAAAATCAAACCGCAACAAAAATAGCACAAA